CCCATACATGTTTAAAAAGAAACTCAAGTTGCAAAAACGACTGCTGGTAGGTTTCATACGCGATTTTGGTCCGGTAACAACGCTTACTCGTCAAGGGTTTGCGGAGAGATATACCGGCCAAAAACGAAATGCTTATCTACACGCAGCTGAGACTTTAAAAGACACCCCGCTTCAAAAATTCGACTCGAGAATACGCGGGTTTGTCAAGCATGAACAGATTGTCATAAGCCCTGAAGATTACCTTAAACAAATAAAGGTACCACGAGGAATACACCCTCGCAGCCTCCGCTACAATGTGGAATTCGGCTGCAAATTTTGTCCGCTAGAAAAGCGCATCTACACAGGAATACGAAGAATGTTTAAAGATCCACTCCCTGTCGTCCTTAAAGGATTTGATTCTAAGAAGACCAGTCACATAATAGCTGAGAAGTTTCATCGATACCCCGACTGCATTGCGGTTGGGTTAGATGCTTCCAGGTTCGACCAGCACGTAAGTGTTGATGCACTGCGCTTCGAGCACTCCATTTACAACAGTGTGCTACAGGATCATGATTTTGCGAGGATTGCTGAGTGGCAATTGTCAAATAAGATCAAGACGTTTTGTTCTGATGGCATAGCCAAACTCAAAGTGCAGGGAATGAGAATGTCAGGAGATATGAATACCTCAACAGGAAACATAATAATAATGACAGTTTTGTTACACCAATTCCTTAGAGAGAAGAAGCTACTTAGAGAGTCATCCGTCATAAATAACGGAGATGACTCTGTCATTTTCATGTCCAGGAAAAACTTGCATCTATTGGATGGATTGCATGAATGGTTCCTGCAATATGGATTTCAAATGACGGTAGAACAGCCCCAGCATGTTCTGGAGAGGCTAGAGTTCTGCCAGCAGCACATTCTCTTCGACGGAGTTGATTGGTTCCAAGTGCCCAAATTGGACACCATTAACAAATTAATGACCTCCTGCAAAGGAATCCGACAACATGAGCTACCCTATTTTAAGCAAGCAAAGGCAGAGTGTCTTCTTGCCACATCTGGGGGATGCCCAATCTTCGATACTGTAGCGCGCCATATGATTTCAACTTCAGAAATTTCATCGAGTAAACATGAAAGGTACAAACGGAACAACCTCTACCACTCGAATGAATACGAAAGAGTATGGTACCAAAGAGAGCAAGGCAGTGTTGCTCGAATGTCCCGGCCCATCACAGACGAGGCGCGGGTTTCATTCTATCTTGCTTTCGGTATAACTCCGGCGGAACAACAGGCAAATGAAGACAAGGTTAGGTCATCACCTAAGATAACATTCTTGAAAGATGATGCTTCGGGTATAATAGACGGAAAACTATTGTATCTGTAAGCGCCGCGAGGCCACGGGGTCCTAACAGTAATAACCCAAAACTCTCAGAGTGCTAAACAGAAAGCCAAGAGACTGCACGGAGTATCCCCCACGAGCTCAGCTCGATTCGCTGGGGGTTTGTTCAGGATGAACAGTCCACGATGTAGGTGCAACCCGTGACATACAAAACAACAAAAATTACCAACAAACAACTAACATGATGATTTCAGCACAAACAAGGAATCAATTGAGGAAACAGAAACGAAAACAGAATTTGAAAGATGGAATGGCTAAAAGAGCTATTACACGTTCAGAACTTGCCGCCGAGCAAGATCTGGGAAAGCTTGTTAAAGCTATTACTGATCACACTGTCATTGGTCGTGGAGCTTACAACATTCGCAAAGCTTTTAATGGAAAGTACGCCAGACGCAAACAACGAAACACAGCTAGATCTTTGTTCGACATAGGAGGTCGCGCCGTTAGTGGAGACACTATGGGTGCCCTCACAGGTGGAATGAAGATTTTAGGTATGGGTGATTACACAGTCAACCGCAACACCATAGTTGAAAACTTGACCAACAGGCAAGTTCCCATGATGCATTCGGGAAAAGAGAATGTCAGATTCAGACACAGAGAGTATCTCTGTGATATCACAGGCACAACAGCTTTTACAGCACAGGAATTCTACATAAATCCTGGCCTTTCTGAAACATTCCCTTACCTGGCGCAAATGGGTGCTCTTTTCCAAGAGTACCGCTTTCATGGGCTCGCCTTTGAGTTCAAAAGCACTAGCGCAGTTTCATTGTCAACTGGCACTTCAACCCAGATGGGTTCCGTCATGATGGCCGCAGTATACAAACCCCAAGCATCCACCCTTCAATCGAAGGTTGAGTTGCTTGCCGAGATGTGGGCCGTGGATGGAAGACCATCTGATGATTTTATGCTACCGATCGAATGTGCACCACAATCAAACGACTTGGACGTACTATTTGTCAGAAATACGACAGTACCATCTGGGGAAGATCAAAGATTTTACGATCTTGCCAGAGTTACTGTCGCCACGCAAGCAGTGTCAAACAACGTGGTTGGAGAACTTTGGGTCACTTATGATGTCGAATTCTTGAAACCCACTCTGAACTATTACGATAGCGTTAGAGTAGCGGTATTCGACTTAGGCACTACTGCTTCAACATCAGCCTACTTAGGTACAGCACCAACGACCGTTCATGACGGCATTGGTGTGACTCTAAGTACGACTAATAGCAGCATTACCTGGACAAAGAACACCCAACATTACTATCTTATAACTTACATGATAGCCGGAACGTCAACAGTTCTCACCACCAGTATGAATAGCACGCTTACCAATTTGACAACTTACGCCGGATATGGGACAAAGACTTTCAAGAAATTGGTTGCGGCGTCTACCGCAGATACACAATTTTATGATCAGTGGGTATATCCCACCGCAGCTGGAACACAGTGTGTGTACCAACTCACTTCAGGAACTTTGCCAACTTCCATCACATCTGGTAACCTGTACATCTTCGAATTTCCATTCGACACTACCTTGATTGATTAAACACCAATGTTGTTTTAACACAAGCAACATCAGATTGACTGAGTCATTCAATAGCCACAATAATAACCCAACTTGGAACTTGATCCATTCCAAGTACAAAAACCAACAACCCCTTTGGAGTAGCTTACATTCTTGAGCCCAGAAGATTGACAAATCGAGCCCGCCAGGTTCGACTTTCTCTCGGTTATAACTTGAATAAAGCGTCGTGTTGCTTCATTTGAAGCCAACATGACAAATCACTGCAACCATGGAAAAGCCATGGCTCTGGAAATAACTTCATTGTGCGTAGAAAAAATAGAACCAAAGATATGCCCTCAGAGGTAGAAAAAGAGTAAACAGCGCGATATTACCGTTATCCAACGCTATATGATCAACCACAACCACTTTCGCGGTTGTTTTTCACGAAACAACCAACAATCCACTCACTATGCCTTCACAGGCGGAACGCGTCACGG